TCTAAGTACCAAAGAGCTAGCGTCTTTTCATCGCAGTATTTAAGCACATCGTCAGCAATCTTCTTACTGCCTTCTTTGTACAAGTTGCGATGCATCTGCCTAAAGTATCTATTTGTCTTGGCTAACCGAAACCCAACATACGTTTTACCGTTAGACTCCAGTGTGTGACTTGTCTGGGCAATCTTAGGGCGTTTACCGCCTAGGATGCTGTGTATCAAGTCCGCCTTGTACTCTAAATACTCTTTCTGTTTTGGTCCATGTCCGATGATTAGTTCAGCCTGTTCGTACCGATACTTGCCGTCTTTATAACGGGTTCTGTACGAGATGTGACCGTCACCAATTGCAAGTCCGTATAGGACTGCTCTATCTTCTTTGTTCATGTATTATCCCCTTTGCAATAAGCTGGCGATATCTATTTGTAATTCGTAGTCTCTGAACCTTCCCCCTTCGGGGCTAGGATGCTGATTCCCATTTCAGGGTTCCAGCAATTCACCCAATTTGCAACCTATGTTACCATAGGAGGCGACTACTTCTTAATCGCTATTTGTGATGTCTTCAACGATAGAAGACTTACGGAAGGCTTTCTGGACCTTCTGCGAATAGATGACGGGAGAGAAATTCCCGTTTGGCAGGTTACCGTAACCGGCCGCTGTTTTAAATGCCATGATAAGTTCTCCTCATAGTCAGGCATGTCTATAATTAAATAGATTACGCTTGACCGCTTTGAGAGGCTTGTTCACTGTGGGTGTCTGCTATTGACATGACCGGCCAAAGTCATTACAATCAGAGGCCACGCTTACAAGGTGTTCTTTTACGGCAGTAATCTTATTGATTGTGGCGTGGGTTGTCCTGTAAAAGGGGCCACGCCGGTCAGTGTAAATAAGGTGTATATATTTATTTTAAAAAGTCAACACTTTTATTTATCTGGCACCGGCAGTCATATCGTAGATAAACTTGCCCGCTTGCATTGCTTCAAGAATTTCTTCCTCATGCTTTTCGTATTCATAAGGTCGTAATGAAGCAACACGACTTTCACTCCACTCTCCATTAGGCCGTGCTGAAGGTGAAGATGAAGATCCTTTTTTGACTGCTTTAGCGGCTTCTTTCTTCAGTTCTGAATCAGAACGCTTCTCAGCAATCATTCCCATATCTGCTTTATACAAATCAATTGCACGGCCAGCGGCAATTGCATCTGCTTCATTCTTGTATAAAGCATCTTGAATGTATGAAGGTTGTTGACTTACCCAATCATGAAACTGTTTTTGTTGTCGAATCTGATCAAAGTCAGGATGCATAGTTTTCAATTCATGCTCTGCCTTTTCACGCTCAAGTTGAGACTTCATCTTGCGGAGATCCGACATGCTTTGCTCGACTTCTTGTGAAGCCTCACGGGCACGTTTCTGTGCAATAGAGTCTACAATCTTAGCGACCTCTGGGTACTTGTTTGCCCATGACTCAATTTCTTCTTCAGATGTAGGTAACTTAAATTCTTCTTTTTCTTTTTCTTGAATTTTAGCTTTTAGTTCTTCTAATTCTCTGTCTTTCGATTCGACAGTTTGTTGCATGTAACGACGTAAATCACCGTAACGTTTCTTAAACGTTTCCTCTTCAGAGTTTTCTTCTTGCTGTGGTTGCTCTGCGGCAACTCCTTCATGTTGTACTTCGGTCTCTTCTACATCTTCTGGACGAGAGTAACGTTTTGCCATTGGTTATGTTCCTTCTGCTGGGGGCCTAATGGGTAGCCCATAAGTTAGTTTAATTTGTAGGTTTTCTGGGGGCGGACGATTCTGCTCCCATAATTCCTTCGGCAGGTGCCGCCGGTCTTTCTGATGGAGTTTGATCACCCATCGGAATGTCATCACCTAACTGCTGACGCAGTCGAGTAACTACAGGTTCACCAATAATCTCATCTAAGAGTTCTGCCGCAGGTGATGCAATCAAGCGAGTTGCGAGATCACGACGTTCTTGTGGCATATCCATGAAGTTACCCATCATGGTCTCCATTGGAATCATTGGAGGCTTATCTTCCTGCTGTTGTGTTGACATAGGTTCTGACGCAGGCATATTTCGCTCAGGTGCGGCCATGCCTTTCATCATGTCTTCTTCAGTACGTGCCATTGTTACTTAGTTCCTTTGTTTCTGTAGTTCATCATTGCAATGCGAGGTTTGACTTTACGAGTTGGCATACCGCCTTTAGCATACCCAAAGCCTCCGCCCGGACCGCTGTCTTCGTCTCCTGCGGGGTTTTCTGATCGGTCGTTCTCAATACCTCGACTGCCTTCAAAGTCACTGTCGCCGCCAAGATCGCTTGTGCTAGTGTTAGCCTCTTTATCACCAAACTGATTTCTTTCTCCGCCACCACGAGCTTCAGTTGTATTTGCAAAATCATCATCAATGCTGTCAAAAACATCTTCGGTGGCTTCAGTATCGCTGAATACTTCGTCAGAAGTGTAGGACTTTCCTGAACGACCGACGTGGTCGTAATCAGTAGCCCAAGATCGACCGTCATCTCGCTCTTGCAGTTCAGTAATACGAGATGAAGTAGTTGCCCTGAAAGAAGCAGTACCGGGATCAAAGGTTAAGTTGTACGTCTGCGGCAATGCACTTGCGTCTAAGCCAGAAGCAATATCTTGTAGTTCATTACCACGAGTAATTGCGGCTCGCTTTGCACCGACCGAGTCATATATGTTCTTTCCTGCTAATCCAATCATGCCCAGAGGTCCGCTGAGACCCGCACCTATAGATCTTGCTAATCCCGGACCACGCTCATCCGTCATGCGACTTAACGCCCGTTCTGCAAGCGTATCGCCTTCGTAGTCCTCTAAGTCATCCGCACCTAAACCGCCTAAACGTTCTGCGGCAAGCGTAGTAAGTTGCTCAGAGTAAGGCGTATCTCCCGCTGTAGTTTCTGTTTCTAGACCATCTCCACTATCGGGTGTAGGTGTAATCGTTTTAGGAACACAGGTCCCAGTAGCAGGATCTTTAACGTACCCTGCAGGACACTCATCGTCTTCCTCTTCAACCTCTTCTCCTTCTGTATCCATTAAGCCCCGACGCTGTAACACCGTTTCAGGTGCAAAGCGAGACGCACGTTCTGGTTCAAACGAAGCGTCAGATACAACTTCGTTAGTCAGAGGATCTACATAGACCATCTCCGTACGACCGGTCTGTGGATTGGTGCGGTACTGCAATTGATAATATGATGTTGTCGCTTGGTCGGCAGTCTGTACATCAGTACCATCTTGGGCTGTAATAACTTTGAATTGAGCTTTTTCTACCAATGGTTTATTTTTTTCTTCGATTTCGTATTCTACGCAAGTGTCGTTCTTATGGCTTTGACTGTTGTTGTTATTAGGGCTTTGATCTGATTCTGATCTACTCTGCCAATCTAATGAAATCTTATCTTCATCAATTGGTCCGCCTTTGGCCCACGTTCTACAAGACCGTGCAGAGTGGCATTTAAATTTATGCATCCAGCAGTAGCCTAATACGCCATCATCATCTGAGGTTTGGCCCGGCATACATTGACGCATTCTAGGAGAAATATCGAACGCTGTGCAGTTACCACACTGTGATTTTTGTGCCGCAATCGTATCTGTGTTCCAAAACTTTGCAATGTCTTTCCAGAATGTTCCGGGTTCATCAATATTTAAAGGACCGTACTGAATGTGTTCAGCCTGAATTGCACTGTCTCTGTTTTTAGTATTAACTTCTAAGTCTTGAGTTGCTAGGGGGCAACTGTCTTTAACACCGGGCTTTTCATCCTCGTGTTCAACAGGTTCTTTTGTATCTTCATCGACAAACGAAATGCGGTCATGCATTGCCATTAATCCAAGCGCATGCTTTGCTTCACCACGGAGTGCTTCAAAGGTCTTAAGGCCGTGCCAGCGAACAACGTCAGCAGGAACAACGTATTCGCCTTCGGACAACATCGCAGGAATATCATCTCGTACTTCTTCATCTTTTGAGCCTGCAGGAACTTTGTTGCCTGAGTGTTCGTCAATGCCGACAGTAACTTGGAATGGCGCAAAGGGGTCAACCATCATGCCCCCTGCCATCATCTTGTTTTCCATACCGCCATCCATTGCTTTTTGAACGGCTTCTCCTCGTACTCTTTCGTACTCGGACAACTCACCGTCGTTGTCTAAGTCTGCTTTGTCTCTGTCGAGTTGGAACTTTTCTTTGGCCATGTCTTTTCCTGCTTCTGTCTCAATGCCACCGCCTTGGCGTTTTTTAATCATTAGTGCTTACCTTCTTCGGCACGTTGTACGGCCTCGTCTCGTAACGTCAAAAGTCGACGTGTTTCTTTGAGTTGCCCCTGCAATACCCGCATCTCATCAACGCTCTGGCATTGCTCTAACTGCGCATGTAAAAACTCAATACGGTATTCTGCATACGCAGTTAACCGCTCTACGTTTTGTTTGTTGTTAACAAGCGCAAGTAACTTACGAGCAACATCATGTTCCATCAGACTGGCTCCTCACCGCCGGGTACTGCGTCAGGACGAGTGAATCCCGGTGATCCGGGTTCAGGTCCGTTTCCGGGTCCCATTGCGCCTGCTCCTACCCCTGCTTGGTTATCTGGGGTAGGTGACCCTTCTTGTCCTTGTTGCGTCGCTCCTGCGGCCTCCTGTGAAGCCTCAGCCCCTGTTTGACCCATGGCCTCCTGATACTCTTTCATGAGCATTGCTTGAATAGCGGCTTCACGTGGATCGTTGACAATCTTGTCTTCGTCGAGGTCTAGGCTAGCGGCAATTTCACGCAGGATGTAATCGAACTTAACCATTGGGGCCATTGCAGGGTTAGAGCCAATCTGCATAATCTGCATGAGCTTTTGTGACCGCATCTCATTTCGCATCAAGGACTCTGTGCCTTGTGCTTTAACGGCCAAATCACCTTGTGCTTTCGGGTCGTAGTCAAACTGCATGTTGAACGCAAACATTGATTTGCCTAGTGGCGAAAGCAGATAGTCATCAATATTTTTGACCACCGTCTTAATGTTCTGGGCGGCGGCACCCATCAGCATTGAGATACCACTAGCTGTACGGCCTACACCCATGATGCCTGTCTGGCCGTGAGAGAATGACGGAATGCCTGTAGACTCGTCTGCCAATTGGCGTGACTTATCAAACAGCATCATGTTCTCAGAAGATACGTTTTGATACTTCGTAGAGAACAATGCTTGGCCCGGTGCACCACCCTGACGACGGAATACCTTACCGGGATAGACTGACAGATCCTGTCCGGGGACAAGCGAGGTCTCGTCTACTTCAAAGATTAGGTTTCCTGACAACATGGCGTTATCAACAGCCATCCGCATGAAGCCGTTCATCAAGGTCTGTGTGTCTTCCATATTCTCACCAACACCCACACCAAAGAATGAGTACGGGTTCAGTTCGTAGGGCACACAATAGAATGGGATACGAGTTGGTTTAAACGGATTCAAGACAAGACGTAAGATGTTGTCACCGCAAATCCAAGCGTTGACTTGAATCTGATCTACACCGTCTAACTCTTTGTCGAGTTCTAGGCCAGCATCTTCTGCAAGCTCACGGTCAATGACACCCCAGTACTCTAGTACTTCCCAGCGGTAGATTGTTTGACGGTAGCTTGTATCGTCAATCACATCTTCCCAATATTCGTTTTGATAGTTGGGACCTTGATCAATTGCACGTTCAACTGATTCATCTCTAAAGAAAGGGCGATTTTTTAGTTGACGCATGTCTGTGCGTGACATCTTGTGTCGGTAGATCACATGCTCTGCGTCTTGCATATTGGTTGCATCTGAATCTGGGTAAAAGTTCCAGATAGACACTGCCTCAATTTTAGGCATGGTCTTCATAGCAGGATCGTAGTTACCCTCAGTGTCCCACTTCGGGTATTCTACTTCGTGAGCGAATGGCCCTTTAATAATACCTGCACCAAACAATGCCATCTCAAACGCAGTAAAGCGGAGATGCTTACTGGAGTCAGACTCTTCTAACTGATCATGGATTTTCTTTTCCATGTAACGAGCCGCTTCAACGGCAGGCTCAAACACAGCGGCGGTCGGTGTACTACCCGGTCCTGCTTTGACTTCTCCCTCAACACCTGCAACATCATCTGCAATCGGACCAAGGTCACGAGCAGTCACTGCGCCTTCAGGGACTTCACGTCCATCGCCTGCATACCCTACGTTGAGTTCATCATAGATGTCTTGCAGTGGCTCAGGAATAGCGGCATCGACATGTACTTCATCTTTGATGCCTTCAGGAATCTTTGTTGGCTCAATGCCAATAGGAAACTTATTCCCTGCAAATAGTACGTCGGTTATCTGGCTATACGCCGCAAGCACTTTAGTCTTGGTGACCTTGATAAAGATCTGTGACTTTTCGGTTTCTGTAAACCGAGTGGTGTCATCATAAATACCACGATAGTTTTTGTAGGCTCTTAACCAGCGTTCTTCATCTGACAAACGTTTGTCTTTGGCTCGGTTAAAGCGTTCCCGCACCATGCCAACAAATCCAGTATACTGGAAGTCTTCTTGCACATCATCGGAGTCCTCTAGGGCAAGAACTTCCGTGTCATCAAATTCTGGTTTATCTACTATTGCCATAATTTCTAATATCCAAATACCGGATCAAAAGGTTTCCAGTTCGTTCTATGTAAATTTGATTCAAAGTCAAACAGGCTCTTTGCTTTAGGGCGTGACATGATACCGTAGCGAATCGAATCGTAAGCGTGATCACTTGCGTACCGAGGATCAATATCGTCTGTGCCCTTTGGATCTGTTGGAATAACTTGCATATCAGCGATGATCTGCCTGCAGTTATCAAAGAACACGATACCCGGCTGTTCTGTAAACTCATCTACCTTGAGTAATTCGTGTAACCTGTTTTTACCTGCGATACGAGAGCCACCGGTACGGTCTGATGGTCTCCAACGACATCCTTCTGCAATCATTTCTTCTGCAATCGAAGGGCCGGTATGCCCACGGGAATGCCACGTTGAGCTATCTAGTACCCCGTAACTAATCTTCTCACCTTGCTCTAGTTCCATGACTTTTCTTGCTAATTCACGAGCAGTATGTTTAGATACGTACAATTCCCTATAGACAACCAACATCTCATACGCTGGGTCTACAGCAAACCAATGCACAGCAGAAAAACTGCTATACCCAAAATCACATGACCTGAATCGTCTCCACTCATGTGGTATGTCATACGGTTCAACAACATGCGTTTTGACGTTAAACTCAGGGAATGCGGCACCATCTGCAATTGTCCAATCCCCCTCAAGTAACTGCCTTCTCTGTTGTTCAGGCAAAGACAGCAGGTTTGCTTCGTACATTCCATCTTCGTAAAGATGTGGGTTGTCTTTTAAGGTCGCAGGAATAAAGCGACGATAAAACAAAGGTTCACCCTCTTTAGAGTGTCCCTTAGGAAACAATAACGTTTCTTGTGTTTCTAAATCTTGTGCAGGGAACGATTTGTTTACAGGTGAGGGATCAATAAACATTCGTTTTACCCAACCATGACCCGGACCACCGGGGTTTGTTGTGGCTCGCATACATAAAGGCAAGCTCGGGTCTGTACTACGCAAACGAGAACGCATATAGTCCCACGCAAAGGGCGTAGGGTGCTGTGTTAGCTCGTCAAAGCCAATCCAAGTAAACGCTTGACCCTGATAGCGCAATACATCGTCTTCACGGTCTAGATATGTAAACCAGAGACGTGCCCCAGAAGGAAATGTCCACTGCGACTTGCGTTCTGACCAACGTGCACTGCTATATACCTTTGGGTATAGCTCCTGAGCCTTCCATATAAGCTCTCTAAGCTCATCTGAGCGTCTACGTAGTAGGAGACCATTAAAGTTAGGGTTTCCGACGTATCTGAGCGGATCTACGAGCAATGCGTACGACTTACCACCCCCTGCGGCACCGCCATACAGCACTTCACGCTCTGGTGC